CACCAATCCTAACATAGGTGAACATAAGCACGTCCCCAAGGCACCTTCTGGCCCTCCTGGCAATACTATCAACACCAAAATGCTCATCATACCAATCACTAACTTTTTCAACAAACCAATGCATAAAATACGGCTGCATACTAAACTCATAACCACTAAAATCCCCATCAAAACCATGGGCCCCAACTTCAGTCATATACATTTCCATATCACTCCAATCCTGGCTATATGGATTCATACCCACGGCACTATACGTCCTGCCATGATTAGCATAGAAACTATTCGCAAATGCTCCGAAATAACACCTGTAGCAAAGCGTTGCCTCTGTTGGGCTTGCTATCAAGCTCCTCGTATCATCAGCCTCAACCTTAGCTTTGGATCTCAATTCCATCTTAAGTGCCGCGCTCCAAAGAAATTTGGGCACGACCCCTTTAGACAACAACAGCATACACTCATCAAATCTATATCTAAGAAATTCGTTTGAGATGCGCATTTTGCCATCATCATCGGTAAACATCCAACGCTTTCCTAAGGCCGGAATTGACCCAGGCAAAAACAACCATGGCCAACCAGGCGATGTGGACATTGACAGGGGTTCCATATGCAATAACTTGCCTAGCCTCCTGCCATTTATGGCTTCATCCTCTGTGAGAACATGTCCCCCATAGTCTGCTAGAGGCACCTCCTCAACACAACTAGCAACAACATGCTCCAGTTCATCTGGCAACATGGGCAAACAACGACCTCCCTTTGATAACGCCTTAATCGTTAATTGAGATGCTGTCAGGTTATGTGGGTTACTCTCGTCCTTTTGCCCAACATTGCTAGGCATAGCATCACAGACCTCAAGCTCTGGTTCACCTTTGTATGGCAAATCAACAAAGCTATTCGTATACTTAGGCGGACCAAGATTTGGATAATACCCAACCGACTCATACCCAGGCACAACAACGTGCCCAGGTGGAAAAGGCTCCGGATCATCTCCAAATGCAAAACTTTCCTCCAAATCAACAACGAGTCCTTGTGCCTCAACCAACTGACAACATTGATCAAAAACCCATTTGCCAACTAGCATGCCACAACCTTGATTATTCACAGTACCTAAATGCATTGACAATATGCGACTCCCTCTCTTCGTGGGAATGACAAGCACACTGCCACAATCCCCAGACTCCATGGCCTGGTATCTAACATGCTCACCAATCACACAATCCAACACGTTAGTGTTGGGCAAATCATATGCCATAAATTGCTTATTTATGGTCGCAAATTCAACAGGGACCCTTGATACGTTTTGTTTATCTCGCATAAGCAAAGTGCCACTCGGTATAACCATTGTTTCATAGTCTTCTTTCTGGCAAAAGAGCTTCGTTATATCTCTCATAGCTGGCATCTGTGCAAACACATTATAAAACACTAAATCCGAGGCATACTTTGCCCCGTTGTGCTCAACTGGTAAATCGTAAACATGACTCCTAACAAACTTAAATTGCGCAGCCACTTCTGAACATAAACCCCGGTACATTTTGATAAGACAACCGTCTTGAATCCAAGCTGCACCTGAGTCAAACTCCCTCCTAAAGAAATGTCTAGGAACGAGAATCAAGCTCGGCCTCACAACCAATGCATTCAATGTACCTCCATCACGCTCCAATCGCACCAATTGCGAATGAATTAAATCAACAATTCCATCGTCCGCCTGGGCAATGTAATCATTGTACCTATGGAATTCACCAATACCCTGCACATCTTGATTAACCTCATGCTGGGCCCTTTCAAACTCAGTTGTATGCTGTTGTGGACCAGGCGCCCTGTTAACAAAACCGGACACCCCTTCTTGCTTTTTAGCACGAAGCCACTTAGCCCTAAATTCAGCTGGGCCATCTGGCACAAGTTTTTGCTGCCATTTATTGTACTTCCCATCCTTAGGATCCCAACTCTGAGCCAAAAGGCCCAAAGTATTCTGATCTAAATCACCAGAAAGAACAAGTCTTTTGAGCTTCTTCTTTGGTTCTTCACCCTTCTTCCGTCCGGGCATCATCAGAGCAACCAACTTAAAAGCAACAAAAAAAACAGACGTTGCAGCCAAAATCTTAAGCACCATCTTCATGCGTGGCCTCTCGGCCCCAACATATTTGACCTCTTCCTTGATTAAAGATTGGCCATCTTCGTCAAGCTCATGTCCCTCAAACTCAATATTCTTGGTCCTACAATAACTAAGCAACACATGCAAAGGCATCCTAGAAAAGAAACTCTTTTTCTGGAGCTCCTGCTTGACTTCCTCAGCATCATCCTCCCATATTGAACCACACGGCAATTGCCCATCGTCCTCAAGCAACTTTGATTCCGTGGCAACATCGACACCATCAATCTGCTTATCTTCTGCTTCAACAACCCGATTCACGGGCGTCTCGGCAGAACTGGAGCAGCTCGACTTAGGCCTAAAAGCAAACTCAAACTTCAAAGGGTATCCATGGAACGTATTGCGCCAATAGGACACACACATTTGACGTTGAACAAAAGCCGCCACGAACAGTTCATGGTTGGGCCCATATCCAAGGCCCTTGGTGACTTTGGTATAAAACTCCTTATTGAAATTGTCGATTAATCCCTCGACATCATCAACAAATTCACCCCAAGCCAAACACCCCCACTCATTTCTGGCTGTCATTTTGACCTCGCGAGTAATGATGATAGTCAACGCGTTAATTAACATAACACGATTCCTAATCATGCTCCTTGCAAACTGTGGTGAAATGCTTTTCCTCATCTCAGCTATCTTGTTTTTCATGGCAATTGTGGCATCAGTGTCGACAAAAAAATCGATACTGGTGACATCCGTCCTAACTCCTGATAACACAGCCCAGACATCTCGCCTGCGATTGACTTCGTAGACGATGTCTGCCTCCGTTGGGACTTTATCCATCTGAGCCATCAAATACTCGAATTCTCCGGGAATAGCTTTGGCGGATGGACGCACACCAGCATACTTCTGATCCTGGGGGCCCATTCTCTCCACAATATGCTCCCCATTAATCCTTCTCCTATTAAGAGCACCCACCAACACAGCAATGGCATCACGATCCAACACTTTCTCTGTCATACCATTAAGGCTGGAAACCTCTTCAGCAACATGTTCGTTAATGGCTAACAACATCTTAGTCCTTAAACACATATCGACGAAACACAACCTTTCGCCAACAATGTTCCTTGCGTCTTGGCCATCCCTTGGCTCATATTTATTAAAAACCACATATGGATGCCTGGCATGCTCTTCCTTCGACAAAGCATCAATCTTTGCCTCATCCAAAGATCCATGATTGTCAAAATTGGAGTGCGGTGTGAACTTATAACATTCAAACCGTCTCCACAGTGCATGTGGATCAACAATGCCAGGTAAGTCATTACCGAGCGGCGCGTTACTCGTGACAACAATCAAATCAATCAACAACATCCTATCCTTATCCAATAATGACGCGCCGGGCATGGGCTGAGGAGCATTGCTAGCGTATCGCAACATATCCCCATTAAGGCTTTTCATAATATCCGGTGACATACTTCCATAGTCATCGATCAACAAAATCGGTTGACCAACATAACCACAATGATGCCTATCGGAACCTATAAAAGCGCAAACCCTTTTATCTTCATCCAAATGTGGATACAGAGCCGCCGCTAATGCCATAACAAGAGTCGTTTTCCTCATTGCTGTCTTACCATTCCAATACAAACACACTGGCGTCTTTCTAGGCTTGCCCATCTTGAATTCACTAACCAGCTTCCTAGTCAGCTCGGCAAATCTATTGATATCTGACAAAACAGCACCACTGTGCACAGAATCTTTCACGTGCATAAGTTCGATCGATTTATTACCATTGATGAACTCTAGATGCCTCAACATGCTAGAAACATCCTGTCTGTCGAACTTCACATCACGCTCAGCCATAACCAACCACGTGTTCATCCTCACCAGGGCAGTCCTAAAAGTCACACTCATTTGCAAATTCTTGGCTAAGCCGACTGAATTCAAAAGGCTCAACCTATAAGCTTCAGGCAAGAAATTGAACATAGCCGCAACCCCACTACCTGCGATAGCTATGGTGCGAGTAAGCGGAGCAATGGTCTTCACCAAAGAACGCATGTCAACTTTCTCCCCAAAAGGGTTCAACAACGTCACCGCCATAGCAACTGCACCAGCAACTGCCTCCTGCTCCTTGCCTTGTGCCTGAAACTTTAGGAAACTCGGCTTAGCAAAACCACCATCTCCAACATCCGTCTCGCTTGGGCTGCAAAACTCTTTAGCCCACTTGACGATGTTCTTAACACTATCGCCAACATCTGTCAGCAATGTTCCAA